GAATGGAACAAAGGTTCTGTTGAGTTTGAAAACGGATGTAAGATCATTGCTGGATCAACATCATCTAGCGCAATTCGTGGTAAATCTATCTCATTCTTGTATATCGATGAGACTGCATTCGTTGAAAATTGGGACGAGTTCTTTGCTTCTGTTTTCCCAACGATCTCATCTGGTAACACTACCAAAATTCTTTTCACTTCTACTCCTAATGGATTGAATCATTTTTATAAAACGTGCGTTGGCGCACAAGAGAATAAGAATGGTTACATATACATTGAAGTGCCATGGAACAAAGTTCCTGGTCGTGATGATAAGTGGAAAAAAGAAACTCTTGCGGCTATGGACTTCGATCAACAGAAGTTCTCCCAAGAATTTGAATGTGCTTTCTTAGGTTCATCTGGAACATTGATTGAAGGCTCTAAACTTAAGAATATGGTCGATCTTACTCCTATCGCTGAATCGCAGACAATGAAAGTCTACGAACAGCCAGAGCAAGGTCATGTGTACTGCTGTATCGTAGACGTATCTAGAGGTAAAGGTCTAGACTACTCTGCATTTCAGATCATTGATGTGAGTCAGATGCCCTATCGACAGGTATGTGTCTATAGAGATAATAATATCACTCCCATCGACTACGCTGAAATCATATATAGAAGTATAGAGAGATATAATGAAGCTTATACTCTGATTGAGGTGAATGATATTGGCGAACAAGTATCGGAAGTATTACACTATGAATTTGAAGTTGATACATTAATGTTCACTGAGTCGGCAGGAAGGGCAGGAAAAAGATTATCCACAGGATTCTCTAAGAATTCAGATAAGGGAATCAGAACAACAAAAAACGTGAAGTCTATTGGTTGCAACATGCTTAAGATGTTAATCGAGCAAGATCAACTAATAATCAATGACTTTCAAACAATAAACGAACTTTCGACATTTTCTAGAAAAGCAAATTCATATGAAGCAGAATCTGGATGCCATGATGACTTAGTTATGTGTCTAGTATTATTTGGATGGATGACGGATCAAGCGTTTTTCAAAGAAGTCACAGACATAAATACTATAGATAAACTAAGATCAAGGAACGAGGAAGAACTCATGGAAAGCCTCCTACCGATTGGTTTTAACACTTATGACGAGGATATCCTTGAAGATGAGATGGCAGGAACAGCCCGATGGTTAAATTACTAAATTGCTGTTTTTATAAATATAGAAATAAAGAAGTTTATAACTTACAAAATAAACAAGGAGAAATGAGAAATGGCTTTTCAAACAAGTCCAGGCGTTAATATCAGCGAAATCGACCTAACAAATGTCGTCCCAGCTGTAGCAACAACTGAAGGCGCTATCGCAGGTGTTTTCCGTTGGGGTCCAGAAGATCAACGTATTTTAGTAACATCAGAGCAAGACTTAGCTAATCGCTTTGGCAAGCCTGCTTCTTACTACACAGATAGTGGTCTAACTACGTTGTGGGAAAACTACGAAACGTGGTTTTCGGCAGCAAACTTTTTAGCTTATAGTGATGCACTATACGTAACACGTGTAACAGATTCAACAACAACCGCGGCAACCACCTCAAATTTTAGTGCAAAATATAAAGGTAAATTAGGTAACTCTATTCAGATATCTAGCTGTACTAGTACGGTCGGTATGGGTATTACACAAAGAGCAGACAGGCTTGCCATTTCCGCTTTTGCTACCACCGGTGTTGTAGGAAATCTAACTGCGGCAAACAGTGCAGACACATATCTTGTTGTAGGTACTAGAATGATTCTCACTGACGGAGTAGAACTAGTTGTTAGCTCAGTCGCAGCCGCCGCAACAGACACAGTTGACGCCGCTAAATTTCAGAGAACAGTGACGTTTGAAAGACGATATAGTCCTTCAAACGGAGCAGATTACGCTGAAGCTACAAACGGATATAAGACTCAGTGGGGAGATGGAGACTTATTTGATTCTGCTCCATCAACTGCTACTAGAATGCACATTGTTGTACGTGATGCTGACGGTGAAATCTCTGGCACTAAAGGAACACTTCTAGAAAGATTTGAAGATGTTGACACTGTTGACGGTGCAGTTGCCGCAGATGGCTCTAGTAACTTCTTACCAGTGTTTTTAGAAAATCGTTCTGATTGGATCAAATGTACTGCTCCTCAAGCGAATACGCTCGGTAGTTCAGGAGGGTATGGCATAGTAACTCTTACTTCAGGAGATGACGGCTTAGACGAAGATGATATCACTGCAGGTGACGTTATCGCTGGATACAACTTGTATACTGATCCAGCAGACGTTGACGTTTCTCTGATCATTCAAGGTAAAGCTAAAACCTCAGTCCTTGCTAATCACATCATTAACAATATATGTGAAGTGCGTAAAGATTGTGTCGGATTTATCTCACCAGAAGTGGATGACACTACCGTAGCTAATATGGTTGCTTTTGCAGGTAATTTAACAGCATCTACTTTCGCAGTCATTGACAGCGGATATAAGTATCAGTACGACAAGTACGCAGATGTCTATCGCTGGATTCCATTAAACGCTGACATTGCAGGTCTTTGCGCTAGAACAGATGACGTAAGAGATCCTTGGTTCTCACCTGCTGGTTACAGCAGAGGAAACGTTAAGAATGTTGTTAAGTTGCAGTTGAATCCTGCTAAAGCAGAAAGAGATGTTCTATATAAGAGCAAGATTAACCCAGTTATTACACAGCCAGGTCAAGGTACTATCTTGTTTGGCGATAAGACAAATGCTCCTACTACATCTGCATTTGATCGAATCAACGTGCGTAGACTGTTTATCGTTCTGGAGAAAGCAATCGGTGTAGCCGCTAAATCTACATTGTTTGAGTTCAATGATGACTTTACGAGAGCCCAATTCAAGAACTTAGTTGAACCATTCTTACGTGATGTTCAGGGTAGACGTGGTATCTATGACTTTAGAGTTGTTTGTGACGAAACTAACAACACCTCAAATGTTATCGATAGTAACCAGTTTGTTGGTGATATCTATATCAAGCCAGCACGTTCTATCAACTACATCCAGCTTAACTTTGTAGCCGTTAGATCGGGTGTAGAGTTTTCTGAAGTCGTTGGACAGTTCTAATAAATACTAACTCAAAGGAGAAATGAATAATGGCTTTCAACATTAATGAAATCAAAAGCCAATTGACCTTTGGAGGTGCTAAAGCATCGCTATTTCAAGTGCAGATTACAAACCCTGTAAACTCGATAGCGGATCTTAAAACACCCTTCATGGTTCAAGCGGCAGCAATTCCAGAGAGTACTCTGGGCACAATCGAGATTCCGTATTTCGGTCGTAAAGTAAAAATCGCAGGTGACAGAACATTCGCTGAGTGGACTGTTACTATCATGAATGATGAAGACTTCCTAATTCGCAATGCGATGGAAAACTGGATGGCTTCAATCAATGCACATGAAGGTAACACTCGACAGTTGGCAACAGCGGCGAGTTCAGAGTATAAGTCACAAGCACAGATTACTCAGTACTCAAAAACTGGTGCACCTCTTAGAGTTTATAACTTTAATGGGTTGTTTCCCACAGCAGTCGCTTCAATTCCTATGGATTGGAACACTACGGATGATATCGAACGTTTCGATGTTACTTTCCAGTATGATTGGTGGAACGTTGACGGTGGCATTACAGGTACCGGCGGCACTAACGCTTAATTGAGCAACTAGATTAGGGGAGAGAATGGTTCTCTCCCTTTAATAGAGGATTAACTATGGATTTATTTGGATTTGAAATAAAGAGGAAGCAGGATGAGAATGATAATATTCCATCCTTTGTCACACCTCAAGACGATGATGGGGCAGTTAATATCGCCGCAACAGGTACTGGGATCAGTACTTTTCTGGATATGGACGGTACTGCAAAGTCAGAAGCAGAACTGGTTCAAAAGTATCGAACTATGATGCAACAGCCTGAGGTATCTCAAGCTATTGATGATGTAGTAAACGAAGCTGTTTCTATAACAAACGACCAGAAAGTTGTTGAGTGTGTTACAGATGATTTAGATCAACCAGATAACATTAAGAAGAAGATCAGAGAAGAGTTTGACTCAATACTTAAGTTACTAGACTTCTCTAATACTGGTTACGAGACTTTTCAGAAGTGGTACGTTGACGGAAGAATCAACTATCACGTTATGATAGACATTAAAGCCCCTAAAAAAGGCATACAAGAATTAAGATATATTGATCCACGCAAACTAAGAAAAGTGCGTGAATATAAGAACGAAAAAATTGGTGAGAAAGATAACCAAGCTGTAGCGAAGAAAGTTAAAAACGAGTACTACGTTTATAGCGAAAAGGGATTCAATAATATCAGTGGCAGTAAGCCACAGAGTTTTGCAGACGGCAGTACTCAGGGTGGAATGGCAGGACTTAAGATTGCTAAAGATTCAATCGTCAATGCTAACTCTGGGCTACTAAACGAAAACAGTACACTGGTACTGTCACATTTACATAAGGCATATAAGCCTTTGAATCAATTGCGAATGATGGAAGACGCAGTTGTTATTTACAGAATTTCAAGAGCGCCAGAGAGACGTATCTTTTATATTGATGTAGGTAATCTGCCTAAGATGAAAGCAGAGCAATATCTACGTGATATGATGACTAAGCACAAAAATCGCTTAGTTTATGATATGGCTACAGGTGATGTTAAAGATGATCGTAGGCATATGTCTATGACTGATGATTTTTGGCTACCTAGACGTGAAGGCGGTAGAGGGACAGAGATCACAACTTTACCAGGCGGTCAGAATTTGGGCGAACTTGATGACGTTTTGTACTTTCAGAAACGTCTATATAAAGCATTGAATGTTCCCATGTCGAGAATGGAATCTGATGCAGGCTTTTCTTTAGGAAGAGCAAGTGAGATTTCTAGAGATGAGATCAAATTTAGTAAGTTTATTGCAAGACTGAGAGCTAGGTTCTCTACGTTGTTTGATAGATTGCTAGAGAAGCAGTTGATATTGAAGGGAGTTATTGCTCCTGAAGATTGGAATAAAATTCAATCTAATCTCCGATATGACTTCATGAGTGATAATCACTTTGAAGAATTGAAAACAAGTGAGATTTTGAGAGAGCGACTAGGTCTTCTGAGAGATATTGATGAGTATACAGGTAAGTATTACTCAACAGATTGGGTACGTAAGAATGTGCTATATATGACAGAAGATGAGATCGAGAAGATGGGTCAAGACATTGAAGATGAAGAAAAAGCGGCAGATGATGGCGAAGATTCTGATTCAGATATGGATTTTGGCGCAGAACATAAGATCCAATAGACTAGTTCGAAAAGAATATAAATAAGTTATATAAAGAAGGAGATAGTTATGAGCGTTAAAGAATTGATTAGACATGCAATCGACAAGGATGCTACAGGGTTTGAATCCAAGTTCGATGATATTATGGCAGATAAAATGACATCTGCTATCGAAACAAAATACGCTGATATGTTTGGTGCAAGCGAAGTACA